CGTACAGCAATGGGCTATGAGCCTAAAGACGGTGGCGATGAATTGCTAGTCAATAGCGGATTAGTACCGATTGAGATGGCAGGGGCAGATGTACCACCAATGGGCGGCGGCCTATGAACAAAACAGAGCGCATGAGATACGCAAGGGCTATATTGTTGGCTCAGGACAAGATTGCGCTTGTTTATTTTCGCAAAATCAGAGCCGAGCTAAAAAGAGTTGGTAAAGAGCTAGGCGAATCATACGCGCTTAATCAAACAAGCTTACAATTCCCCGACTTGCAACAAAAGCACAAAGAGCGCGTTATCAAAATACTTAATGACCTTGTTTTTGCAACTGTTAAAGTATTTATGAATGATAAAGTGGGTCAAAAGCGAATGTTTACGCTAGACGTAGCCAATGAAGTTTACGCCTTGCTTGCTGCCAACGTACTCACCACAAGCGCATTAATCAGTCAAAACACAGTGGCCTCCGCAACAGTCGTTATATTAAAACAAATGGAATTAAGCAGAACCAAACCTAAGGCAGCCGAACCTGAAAACATAGCAAAAGCGATAGCCAAAAAGATAGGCGGTGTTAACGCGATAAGCCGAGCCATGACGATTGCGCGAACAGAAACGCATAAAGCAGCCAACACGACACAATACACAAAGGCAGAATGGGCAGCACAAGAAAGCGGATTAAAAGTAGAGGTCGAGTGGATTGCAACAAATGACGGGCGCGTGAGAGATAACCATAAACACGCAGACGGGCAAAAAAGACCAATAGGGCAACCGTTTAATGTGGGTGGTGAAGCCATGAGATACCCAAGCGACCCAAGAGGCAGTGCATCTAACACGATAAATTGTAGGTGTGTATTGGGTTATGATACGATAGATGAATAACGGACAATAAAAAGCCGCGCATGGGGTGAACGACATAACGCGGCTTGACTGAGTGAACAATCGCTTAAATGTTACCGCATTTTTGGAGCGATTGCAAAATGCAAATTTTATATACAAAAGCCTTGTCATTAGTTGATAGTAATTTTACGGCAAAGGCTGACAATGAGGGTGCATTTTCTGGATACGCTGCCGCGACTGGAAATGTGGATTTAGGCAACGACATCATTATGAAAGGTGCGTTTAATGATTGGCTAAAAACAGCCGATGCAAGCCGCGTGCGTGTGCTATGGAATCACGATTGGGACAGGCCAATCGGTAAAAACATGGCCATGACTGAGGATGAAAAAGGATTGTTAGTAGATGGTGAATTGTTGCTTGATATTAAAAAAGCACAAGAAACGCGGACACTAATACAAAATAATGCGATTGATGGATTAAGTATTGGTTATCGTGTTGATGATTTTAGCTATGATAACAATGTAAGAATTATCAAAAAACTATCTGTTTTAGAATACTCTTTTGTGACATTTGCGATGAATCCCAATGCTATTGTAAATGATATGAAAAGTGCTAAACTAGATAGCGTAAGAGACATAGAGAACTACCTGCGCGATGCTTGTGGGCTTTCGAGAAACGATGCAAAAACGCTTATTAGCAAAATCAAAAATAGTCGAGATGACGATTCAAGATTAAGCAATTTAGCAACATCACTATTGAAACTTAACGAGACATTACGAGGTAAATAACCATGTCTAGCGAGTTAGAAGTTAAAAACTTAATTGATACCGTACAAAAGTCGGTATCTGATATGCGCTCTGATTTTGAGCAACAATTACAAGCTGTTAAAGCTAACAAAGGCACAGCTGAAATTGAGTCTAAAATCAATGCTCAGACTAACGATATTACAGCGTTAGTTAATACCATCACTGAAATGAAAAAAGCGCAACTTGCTAATGCTGAATTAAAGCAAAATGCCGCTGATTTTGTCGAACCTGAAGTCAAAGCCGCATTTAATCACTTAATCCGCAAGGGTGAAGGTGGCTTAGATGCTAAGGCGTTATCTTCTTTAACTAATCCCGATGGCGGATATCTAGTACCACGCGATACAAGCGGCCGCATTGTGATGAAGGTACAAGATTACAGCCCTATGCGCCGTTATGCCTCTGTGCAAATGATTAGCGGTGATGCGTTAGAAGGTTTAAACGACAATGGCGTAATTAGTACAGGTTGGGTAGGAGAAACAGCCGCACGCCCTGCAACGAACACTACTCAATTAGGTATGTGGAAAGTGCAAGCGCATGAAATCTACGCTAACCCACAAGCTACTCAGCGTCTTTTAGACGATGCTGAAATCAATGTGGATTCGTGGTTGACTGGCAAATTAGCCGAAGCCTTTGGCCAAGCCGAAGCTGACGCTTTTATCAATGGTAACGGTGTTGGCAAGCCTCGTGGTATCTTATCGCGTACCTTTGCAACCACTAACGATTCAAGCCGCACATGGGGCAGCGTTCAAAAAGTAGTATCTGGTGCAAGCGGTGCGTTTGTTGCGACACCTAATAGCGGTGATTGTTTAATTAGCTTAATGACTGCATTACACCCAAAATATTGGGCAGGTGCTATCTTCGCTATGAACCGTTACACATTGGGCGAAGTAATGAAGCTCAAAGACAGCAATGGTAACTACTTGTGGCAGCCTAACTTCCAATTAGGTGCAGCAGGTACGATTCTTGGCCAACGTGTTGACTCCTCTTTCGACCATTTACCAAGTTTAGGCGCAGCGTCTAAGTCTATCGTTTTTGGTAACTTTGCGAGTGCTTATCAGATTGTTGACCGCAAGGGCATCACCATTTTACGCGACCCATTGACCAACAAACCATATGTAGGTTTTTACACTACACGTCGTGTTGGTGGTGATGTTATCAACTCAGAAGCCTACAAAGTTTTGAGCTTTGAAGCCTAATTTGGGAGTTTAGAAAATGAATCAGATTCGTGATTTACATAACGCGATTACTGTTGAAGTAGCCCGCACCAGTGCAGCGATTACAAGCAACACTACGAGCAATGGCTCTATTATTGACTTGCAAGGTTGCGGTGGCGTTGAGTTTATTATGACAGTAAGCGCACGCACCGATGGCACTTATACACCATCAATCCAAGTCGGCAACGATAGCGGCTTGTCTGATGCGGTAAGTGCTGATAGTTCTACCGTACGCGGCTCTTTAACTGCCGTTACTGCTAACGGTGTAACAAACTACGGTTTAGCTGCTACTACTTATCGCTATGCCCGTATTGTGATTACATCTACTAGCGTAACCACAGGCGCAACAGTCGGGGTTAATGCAATTAAGCATGACTTAGACTTAGCAGGCGTTGCATAAGTTGCCAATAACTAAGGGGCAGTAATGCCCCTTTTTTAGAGTTAAATAATATGTCTTTATTGATTAGCGAAGCAGCCGAGCTGATAACATCTAGCGAAGTTAAAGCATGGGCGAAGATTGAAAACAGCGATGAAGACAGCTTGATTAGCTCTTTGATTACGTCATGCAGACGTGAAGTGGAATCCTATACAAAACAGGTGCTAAACAATCAAACTTGGCATACTGTATATCCAAACGACAAAGCAAAAACGCTATTTTACTCACCACGAATTACGGTTGATACAGTAACGGTTGACGTTGACGGTACTGTTTTAACAGAAACAACCGACTATGTTGTTAATAAGCAATTAGGGCGTGTAAAACTGCTAAGTCAATACAGCGCGGACGAAGTGATTACGATCGAATGGGATATTGTGCCAACATTAAGCGCACAAGCTGCATTAAAACAAGCGACTTTAGACTTAATTACATACCGTTTTTATAATCGTGGCGCGTCTGATATGCCGTTATTAGTGCAGCAAGTGCTTAATCAATACCGAGTGTTTTGCGTATGACTGTCAACATTGGCGAACTAAAACATCGTGTTACATTTTGGCAAGAGTCGAATGTAAGCGATGGGCAAGGCGGATATGTTACCACATGGTCACAACTTGCGAATGCTTGGGCTAAAGCCACAGAACAGACACCACGAGAAAGATTTTATCGCGGTGAAGACGCACATACGCAAGGCGTAACATTTACTATCAGACAGCCGCAAACTTTTACGCTAGACACTCGCACAAGTGACAAGTTAAAAATAGTACATCGTGGTATTGATTATCGTATTGTTGGTATAGGTCGCAACAAGTTTAATTTAGACTTTTATGATATTAGTGCCGAGCAATGGGGAGCAGTCACAGAATGAAAATGCGCGGTGCTGTATTTTTGCTTTATGCCGAGATTAGCAGTGTAATGACGCTAATTGCCTCATGTGTGACAAATACACTAACAGCCAATAGCGAGACTGTTGATGTAACAGACAAAAGTATTTTGTTTCGTGAACTGTTAGAAAATGCAGGAATCAGCAGCGTTAGC